CCTATGGGTCAAATTGCTCGCCAATTGATTGAAGGTGGCGCCCAATTAGGTGTATCGTCAAGAGGTATGGGTTCATTGAAAAACGTTAATGGTGTAAACGTTGTTCAGAACGATTTTTATCTAGCCACAGCGGCAGATATAGTAGCAGATCCTTCTGCGCCTGGTGCATTTGTACAAGGTATCATGGAAGGTAAAGAATGGATGTTAGTAAATGGTGTTTGGACAGAACAATATGTTGAAGAAGCTAAGAAACAAATTCGTAAAGCTTCTAGTAAAGATATTGAACTAGTAAGTCTACACATATTTGAAAACTTCATGAAAAAACTTTAAATATAAATATATCCAATAAATCAAGGAGATTTTCAAAATGGGAAAATTTAATCTGACCGAAGCCGCTAAAGATATCCTTTTAGGCGAAGGTTCAAAAGAAACATTTGACGCTAACATTGCTGCTAAGAAGTCACAGCGTGGTAGCGAAGGTACTCAAGGTCAAAAAGGTATGGTCGGCCAAGATAAGTTACCTACATCTACTGTTGCTGGTCAACAAGATGTTGGTGAAATCGGTCAATCACCAGAAGAAATGGATGATAAGTTGCCTGAGTATACAAAAGGCACACCATCCGCAACTCCTCCTGGTGCTACTCCTCCTGTTGGTTCAGAAAAAGATGGCGTTGGCATTTCCAAGCCACAAGGCCAACCACAAGAGACAATGGGTCGCCACGATTTAACACATACTGCTCAAGCACAAGCAACTGATTACGAAGCAATTCGTGACCGTATTGCTGGTAAAATGGCAGCACAAACAATGCAAGCTAATCCAGGTGCAACATTCCAACAATATGAAAGTACAGATATGTCCGCTGATATCGATGCGTTAATGGAAGGTGAATCACTTTCCGAAGATTTCAAAGTTAAAGCAACTACCATTTTTGAAGCTGCTGTATTGTCCCGTGTTGATGCAATTGTTGCTGATGTTGAATCACAATTGACAGAACAGTTTGACATCGCCGTAGACCAAATCAAAGAAGAAATGGCTGCCAAAGTTGATGATTACCTCAACTACATGGTTGAAGAATGGATGAAAGAAAACGAAGTTGCTATTGAGAAAGCTCTCAAAGCAGAAATCGCTGAAGAATTCATGGACGGTTTACGCAATTTGTTTGTTGAACACTATATCGATATCCCTACCGAAAAGGTAGACGTTGTTGAAGAACTCTCTGCTAAAGTAGAAGAACTTGAAGCTTCTTTGAATGAGCAAATCAACAAAGGTGTTGAACTTACAAAAGAATTAAACGAACAGAAAAAAATTGAGGCTATCTACACAGCGTGTGAAGGCCTGACTCAAACCCAAGTAGAAAAATTGAAATCGCTCGCAGAGAACGTAGAATTTACTACTGAAACAGAATTCAATGCAAAATTGAATGTTTTGAAAGAGTCATATTTCAAAGCAGAAGTAAAAATTGCTGAGAGTTCTGACTTAAACGAAGGCGTTGAAGTTGAAGAAGAAAAGAAACAGTCCGTTTCTGCTGACCCTTCAATGGACGTCTACGCTAAAGCAATCTCACAGAGTTTGGTAAAATAATAAATAAAATTTACCATTAAAGATACCTAACAAGGAGAATTAAATGTATTTAACAGAAGAACTACAAAAGAAATGGCATCCAGTTCTGGAGCATCCAGAATTAGACGCTATTAAAGACCCATACAAGAAGGCTGTTACTGCTCTTGTTTTGGAAAATCAACAACAAGCTATGGCTAAAGACCGTTCAGTATTGAACGAAACTGCTGACGCTGGTCCAACCAACGTTGCTGGTGGTGTTCAAAACTTTGACCCAATCTTGATTTCTTTAGTACGCCGTGCTTTGCCAAATCTTATCGCTTATGACGTTGCTGGTGTTCAACCAATGACTGGTCCTACTGGTTTGATTTTTGCAATGCGTGCTCGTTACAACACACAACAAGGTACAGAAGCTTTCTACAACGAAGCCAATACCATGTTCTCTGGTCAAGGTTCCGCAAACGGTGTATTCAATAACTACGGTTTCTTGGGTACAACTGCTACAGATACAGCAAACTCTGCTGTTTCTAACGAAGCTGCTAACTCATTCACAACTGGTATTGGTCTACAAACCGCCGTTGCTGAACAGTTAGGTGCTGACGGTGCTAACAGTTTCCAACAGATGGCCTTCTCTATCGAGAAAGTTACTGTAACTGCTCAATCCCGTGCCTTGAAAGCTGAATACTCATTAGAACTCGCACAAGACTTGAAAGCAATCCATGGTCTTGATGCTGAAACAGAATTGTCAAACATTCTGTCTACTGAGATTCTTGCTGAAATCAACCGTGAAGTTATCCGTACAATCTATTTGTCCGCTGTTGTTGGCGCACAATACGGTACAGTAACACAAGGTTATTTCGACTTGGATACAGACTCTAACGGTCGTTGGTCTGTTGAGCGTTTCAAAGGTTTGATTTTCCAAATTGAACGTGATGCTAACGTAATTGCTAAGCAAACACGTCGTGGAAAAGGTAACGTATTGATTGTTTCTTCTGACGTAGCTTCTGCAATGGCTATGGCAGGCGTTCTTTCATACACACCTGCTCTTCAAGCTGACTTGCAAGTAGATGACACAGGTAATACATTTGCCGGTATGTTACATGGTCGTATCAAGGTTTACATCGACCCATACTATGGTGGTTATACTTCTAACCAAGAACTCGTAACTATCGGTTACAAAGGTTCTAGCCCATACGATGCTGGCTTGTTCTATTGCCCATACGTTCCATTACAAATGGTTCGTGCAGTTGACCAGTTTACATTCCAACCAAAGATTGGATTCAAGACTCGTTACGGTATGGTAGCAAACCCATTTGCTGCTGGTTTGAATCAGAATAGCGGTATCATTCAACCACGCACCAACGTTTACTATCGTATTTTTGGCGTCAAGAATTTAATGTAAGCATCAAAGAAAATAAGTCAACATAGATTGACATTTTCAGAGAGACTCCTTCGGGAGTCTCTTTTTTTATGGCCTAAATATCCGTATGACAGCACTTACAAGAACTCCTCAAAATACCAATTATCTACAACCGACCAAGTTTATCATGGCGTTTGATAGAATCCCTAATGTCCAGTATTTCTGCCAGTCAGTAAATATACCTGGAATGCAACTAGGCGCAGCCCCATTGAATTTTCCTGGTCTTGATGTGAATGCACCTGGTACCAAGATGATGTATAATCAATTGGCCATGACATTTACTGTGGATGAACCAATGAAGTCGTGGCAAGATTTACACTCTTGGTTTCGTTCCATTGCGTCTCCAGCAGGCACGGATGAACGGAATAGGTTGGCGGCACTACAAAGTAGGAGAACTACCGGTCCTAAGTCTTATTCTGATGCCACTTTGACGGTTCTTTCGGCATTAAATAACCCTTTATTCCGTGTCCGTTATTATAATTGTTTTCCCATTTCTCTATCGGACATTCAGTTTGATACCAAAATGTCGGCAGATGATATCATTACTTCCGATGCCATTTTTCTATTTGATTACTTTGACTTTGAAGATGCTTGACAATTAACATTGAGTATGTTAATATATTAAATTGGTGTTAAACTATTGAAAATATTATGGAAAATCTTGAACAAGTATTAAAGTATTGGGAATCAGATGCAGATATGGACCAGACAGAGCCTGGTAAAGAACTGTTAAAGATACCTAAACTACACAACAAATACCTCAGTATTCTTACTAAACACAAAATTGCCTCAAAGAAGGCACATTTTGATTATCTCCGTATGCGTAAAGTCAAATGGGAATATTATACAGGCAAGATGTCACAGGAAGAATTGGCTGAATACGGTTGGGAACCATTTCAGTTTACACTCAAATCCGACATTACTACATACTTAGAGGCTGATAGTGATTTGATTAAACTATTGGAAAAGAAAGTATATCATGAAGAAACCATTTCGGTGATTGAATCTATTATGAATGAATTGAAGTCTAGAACTTTTCAACTGCGTGATTTTATCCAATGGGAGAAATTTATTGGCGGGCAGTGACGGATGAAGTTAAAAATAAATTATCGGTGATTAGAAAAGAATGGTGGAAAAACCAGAAATCCTCATAAGTAAAGTTAATGAGGTATACGCAAAAATTACAGCAGAAAAAAGTATTCTAAAAGAAGCTTCAGAATATTTTACTTTTTTTGTGCCAGGATATCAATTTGTTCCGGCTTATAGAAATAAAATTTGGGACGGGCGCATAAGACTCCTAAATTTACAAAACAATCAACTCTATATTGGATTACTTCCATATTTTGAACTGTTTTGTGAAGAAAGGCAATACAAATTTGAACTACAAGATAGTTTAGATTTTGAAGATGAATTCTCGGTTTACCATGCCAAAAAGTTTGCCGAACAATTAGACATTCATTCAAATGGCAAACCAATCGAAGTAAGAGA